TATTCTTAGTCTTCGGAGAATAGATGTGATAGATGTTTTTCTTACTTCTAGTTTCCTTTGATAAAGCCGGAGATTGTTCTCGCATGTTGTTGATCTCTTCAAAAAGAATGTTTGCTTGTTCTGTAGTGTTTGAAGCACATACAATATCCACGCCACCTCGTGATAGAAAAAACTCAGCTAAATCTATACCTGCAACAAATGTCGTCTTCCCATTCTTACGAGCAATGAGTAATATAACTTCGTTAAATCTACGTAGCCCTGAGTCTGACATCTTAAATCCGTATGCTGTTTGAAGGATTGCTTTCTCCCACAATTCAAGAATAAATGGCATACCATTGAATGGAGATTTTGTATGTTTGCAAAATGTTTCAATGAAATCAATTCTAAGTTGTCCTGGTTTTTCATCAAAATAATACAATGGATTATCTAGATCTTCTATCAGTAGATCTATTTCAGTTTTTAGTTCCTCACCTACGATGATATTTCCATTTTCAATTTCATTGTAATACTCGACTAAATAATTCATTCGTTTGCTCTCTTAAGAAATTCATCAAATGCATCATCTCCATCATCTACTTGTGTTCCAAGAATACTGTTCAGCGTTTTGATTACTGTTCCATATGAGTTCACTAATTTTGTGTAATACTTGGCTGCTTCAGTCTGACGTTGTGCGCCTTTGCTTGAAGTTTGAACAGCACCATATTTTCTTATTTGCTTTTGTAACTTATCAAGTTCCACTTTCATAAATGCAGCTTGATAAATTAAGTTATCTACTAATTCAGTCTTTGATTCATCAACCAAAGAAAAAAGCGACTTTAATCGCTCATATTCTATATTAATCATAACTTGAAAACCTCTTTTCCGATTTTCAAAAAATCTGCTTTGTGTTTCTTAATTGCCCCCTTACGCGGTACCCTTCGCATATAAAAATAGGCATTGGGGCGGGGGTTATAAAACATATTCTGTATAGTAATTTACTGATAAACCCTTTTTATTTGCGGCGTTTTGTTTTCTTAGCAAGTACAAAGGATGCCACGGTTCTCCTGCTTGCGTTTTACCGCCTAAATAATACCAATCTGATGAAGAGTGATTAACTCTTAAAGCATCAACATCTGTAAAGCAAGTGCTCTTAAGATATGGAAATCTATTTACATTATTGCCCCACATGGCGTGAAGTCTTACACTAGGATATTGTTTGATGATTTTCTCAATTTCAACAAGATTGCTATTATGTAAGGTGTTGTTAACTGATGAATGTAATCCTGCTGGGTTTGTCGATCTTTGTGGGTAAATGTTCAACATAATCCATCCAGTATATCCAAGTTTCACTGACATGGAAGCAACTTCTCTTAAAGTCGGATCTAATTTTGTAGGTGTTGCATAACTAGGATTAATACCGAATACGATAAATGGATTGTTACCAGTTACGTCTCCAAGAACAAATCTTTCTGCATTTGATGGTGAATTTATATATATCCAAGCCATTAAAAATTACCTCTTATTCTTTTAATAGACATCAGATATAAACTCAAGAAAGTATTGAGCTCCCCATTTTTGCACGTTGGCATGTCCACTAGGAGATTTTCTATTTATTTTTTCAAAATACTGCTCAAACTTATCACGATACTCATCTAATGTAATCTCTTTATTAATCAACTCATTAAGTGAAAACCCACGATTCTGGTTAATAGTATACATTACGTTTGATGCCATAATATCCGGTCTTGCTATGTTAGGATATTTCTTTTCCATCCATTCAACAAATCCTTGTTGATACTTTTTCTTATTCTCACGAGTAATATAAATGTTACTCATATTATAAACTCCCCTTTTTATAAACATTATAGCAAAAATGAAATATAAAAACGAGGTTTATCTTGAAATCAAATTACCATCTTCATCAAATTGTTGCTGTTTCGAGAAGCGCTTATGTTCTGCATTGTGACATTTCTTACACAACAATTCTAAATTCTCTTGATTCAAACTGATTTCAGGATTAGTTACATTAAGAACTGTAAGTCTTATCTTATGATGTACTTCTTCTCCTAAAGCACCACAACGTTCACATTTTCCATTAGCTTTTCGCATCTTGATTTCTCTTGCTACTTGCCATGGAACAGACTTATAGAATCGATGGATTTCCTTAGGCTTTCTCATATAGCTTTCTCAGTTCAGTGATCTTATCATCCACATGTTCCCATCGAACATCTAAATCTTCTCTACCAAAGTGTCCATACTTCGCTAACTCCTGGAACTTAACATTATCTAAGTTGAGTTCTTTTCTTATGCTTTCTGGTTTGAAATCAAATACATAATTCACAAGTGCTTGTATTTCTTCATCAGATGTTACACCAGTATCAAAGGTATTAACTAAAACACTCACTGGTTTAGCAACGCCAATTGCATAGCTCAAGTGTACCTCGCAGTGTGTGGCTAAACCTGCCCCTACAACGGCTTTTGCTACGTATCTGGCATAATAAGCCGCACTGCGATCAACCTTGCTCACGTCCTTGCCAGAAAAGGCTCCTCCGCCATGTCTAGCATAGCCACCATAAGTATCAACTATAATCTTTCTACCTGTTAATCCAGAATCAGCATAAGGACCACCAATCACAAATTCACTTGTAGGATTAATTAACACTTCTGCATCTATGATCGTATCGAAATCAAATACTTTAGTAAGAACTTCATTGATAATGATATCCTCATACAACTCTCGATTGACACCTTCTTTGGTTTGAGCCGATACTACTATAGTCTGTACTTTCTTTGGTCTACCATTTTCATAGCCCACAGACACCTGACATTTACCATCAGGTCCAAAGATATGTGAATATTTATCTTTACGAATAGTATCCATTTCTTTTGAGATATGATTCGCTAACATAATCGGCAATGGCATTAATTCTTGTGTTTCATTACAAGCATATCCAAACATAATCCCTTGATCACCAGCACCTTGTTCGTGTGATTCAGTTGAATTAACACCCAGTGCGATATCAGGTGACTGTTTGCTTATCTTTTCCATAACTACAAATTTCTCTTCATAGCCTATCTCTTTGAGTTTTTGTTTTGCTATATCAGCATAATCTACTTTCGCAGTTGTTGTTACTTCTCCAAAGACAAACACTAAATCATCTTTGATTGCTGTCTCAACTGCTACTCGAGCATTTTTATCTTGTTCTAAAATTGCATCTAGTATCGCATCACTAATTTGGTCACAGACCTTATCCGGATGTCCACTAAATACAGATTCACTTGTTATTACTTGCATTACTTCATCTCCTTTATCAACGAGTAAAAAAGGAGCTTATTCGCTCCTAAGTACTGATTTTGGTAAGTATGCAGTGTATCTTGCGTAATGATATCCTTCACTTTCAACAAGGATTCCAAAGTCATGTTCATTGCTTATTACAAAGATACAATGGAACACATCATCTTTATCGCAATACATCACATCAATGTTTTCTTTAATAAACTCATAATCATCAAGTGGATCGTGTATAAATGTTTCAAATAAATCCTCATCAATGATAATCTCTTTTTCAATAATGAATTCATCTTGTGGAAGAAGTTCATCTGGTGTTGCTTTTCTAATAAAGTTTACTTTCATTTTGATATCTCCCATGCTGTATAAACTGAACGGTATGAACAATCCCAAGTATCAAGTATCACTCCATCTATACAAGTTGTAATATGTCCAGCCATTTTCAAGATGTAAGTTCCCTTTGGATGAAACTCTGTAAAATCACTACCTTTGATTCTTGGTTCTCCTTTGATTGCTTTGAAAATCAGTCTAGGATAACCCTTCAAATAATCGTATAAGAACTCTGTATCCTTGTAACTTGAATAACCTAGTTCTCGTTTCTTCCGATTCAATTCCCTTCGGCACTCTAAGTAATCCGTGTCGGTAGCAGTTGCGATTGCTCTTACAACACAATCTGATGTCTTGATTCCTTTTGGATGTGCATTAAATTCCTTAAACATAAATAGCCTCCTTTGTTTTGGTTACTATATATATCACTCTAAACGGACTAAATAGCAAGTTATATTTTCACTATAGTGACTTATTCTCAAAGTAATCAAAATCGCTAAGCGGAGACCTTTTTCCATCTCTAATTAAATAGCAGTTCTCATTTGATTCTTTATGTTTAATGTAGCGTTTGACAATTACATCGATAAATTTTTCATCAAGTTCCATCAGATACGCTTTACGATCAAGCTGATCAGCTGCAATCATGGTTGAACCAGAACCACCGAATAAATCTAATATGGATTCGTGACGTCTTGAAGAATTACTTATTGCCTTTCCTACAAGTTCTAAAGGTTTCATGGTTGGATGTTCTTCATTCTTTCTAGGTTTGTTATATTCCCAAATGGTATCTTGAGATCGATCATCAACAAAGTAATGAGCTGCACCTTCTTTCCATCCGTATAAGATTGGCTCATGTCTCCAGTGATAATCTTGTCGTCCAAGTACCAATGCATTCTTAACCCAAATCAAACATTCAGCTAGTTTATACCCAGCCTTCTTGAATGCATTTCTAAAGTTGAGCCCTTCTGTATCTGCATGGCAACAATAGATCGCACCACCTGGTTTTGTGTGTTCAAACATATTCTGAAAAGCAGCCAATAAAAAAAGATAGAAGGTATCATCTTCCATCTTATCGTTCTTAATCTTACCTGCAGTTCCTTCATAATCAACATTGTATGGAGGATCGGTAAAAATCATGTCTACTACTTTTCCATCTAGTAATGATTTCACTTGTTCACTATCTGTTGAATCCCCACACATTAATCGATGAGGCCCTAGTTCATAAATATCTCCTAGTTGTGAGAAAGGCACCTCTGGGATTTCATCATCCACATCAAAATCATCATCAGCTGCATTATCTGGTAGCAACTCTTCCATTTCCTCAAAACCGAACTGAAGCATATCCATATCTAGGTTAGCTAGTTCATCCTCAAGCTTTGATAAATCCCAAGTAGCTAGTTCAGCTGTCTTGTTATCTGCTAAGCGAAATGCTTTGATTTGTTCGTCGTTTAGGTCATCTGCGATAATACATGGCACTTCTTCTAAACCAAGCGACACAGAGGCTTTTAATCGGGTATGTCCGGCTATAATGACGTTATCACTCGTAATGACAATGGGAACTTTGAAACCGAACTCTCTGATTGAATTAGCAACTGCTTTGATTGCCTCATCGTTGTTTCTTGGATTGTTTTCGTACTCTTGGAGTGTTGATACTGATTTCATCACTATATTCATTCGTCCAAACCTCCTCACCTTTTTCTAGGCGTTTCTCCATTAGTTCTATTTCTACTTTCTTTTCGTTGTATTCAATACCAAACTTCGTAATCAACAAATACTTAATGGCTTGAATATCAGGCAGCGATTGTTTCTTGTATTTTGTGATGCGTTTTTTCGTACCTGTTTTTGTTTCCTCAATTACGGTCTGTGTTTCTTCATATTCAAAACCTATTGCTCGTTGATAGATTGCATCAACTAATTTTAATTTGAGTTCTTCATCACCAAATTGAAATGCATCGTCTAATCGTTTATGTGCTTTACGTAATTTGATGACTGTCTTTTCTGTGATACCCAAATATTCAGCGACCTGTTTTTGAGTCGCTCTTTTAGATACCATCTCCGCTATTGCTTTTAATTTGTTCTCTAAATGTCCAGATTTCTCCCAACGCTCATACGTGTCAAGCATCTTTCCTTTCATAAAAAATCACTCCAACTGTATCAAAAAATTGTAATTATATACCAGTTGGAATACTACAAGTATCTCTGCAAAAACAAAAAAGAACCCATTTTACTGAATTCTTAATCGTTTCTAGGCTGGTTGTTAAGCCAGTATTCCATTTTGTTTTCACCTTTGCTCATTATAACAATAACACACCCTTGACAGTTTCACAACAGTTCAAAGAGGTTCAGAGTGGTTCAATTTACTCATCTACTTCAAAGATATCATAATCAGGCTCATCATCAGGCTCGTATGGATAATCTCCTGGATTTGATAACTCTAACACTTCTCCTCCTGTATGCCAGCAACTAATAGCGTCTAACGCCATATACTCAGCTTCTTCATATGAGTCAAACAACTCATCTAGTTCATCAGTTTCTCCATTTTGATAGTTAATTACCACTTTAAACTTTGGCATATAAATCTTCCCCTTTCACATCGTATTATTTTATTGAAATAATGTGTTACCTTTATTTTACATTACTTCTCTAGATTTTCAATAAACTTAGAGCATTTAAATGCCATCTTTTAACTGTTGATCTAGAAATATACATTTCATCAGCTATTTGATTCCACGTTAGCCAATCAATATATCGTAATATTAGTACACGTTCCTTTTCAGAATCCTTAAGTTGTTCTATTGTTTTTAGGATATCTGCTTTAATGGTTGGTAGATTGGCTTCCATATCTTTTATTTCCAATTCATAGTCAAGTGCTTTTAGTATCCACTTTTCGAATGGAGCTTTTAGATTCTTTCCACCATCTACTCGAATTTTATCAAATTGAATTCCTGGAACTTGATTAGCTAAACGAATATATTCATCCACTAAAGCTTGTTGTTTTTGAATTCTCACTTTTGTATTGTGATATCGACTTAGGTATTCTTTCACATCGTTCATAGTTCCTCCTTCAGTTTACTTAACACATTGATTTCGATTGATATGCCAGTTGGATCATCAGACCATAACTTCTCCACATGTTCAACTACCACTTGTGAATCATCATTCCAAAATCCAACTTCTGTCATACAATCTTTCAGCATCTTTTCCAAATTATCAGTATCTGGTCTAGTGACTCTCCATTCTTGATGTTTATGTCTCTTTCCTTTTGGGAATCTCCATATCACATCAAGCCTGATTGGACCTTGCATTGGTTGCTTTGGTTTAAATGGTTTCAAATGTTTGATAATCGTTCGTCTTGCTTTCTTTAATTTTTCAGGTTTATAGAAAACTGGCTTGTTGTTCACCAGTGTTACTTTGTTTTGTTGTGCAGTAATTGTTGGTGGATCTAGTAGTAGAAATATTTTCATGATTTCCTCCTTTTTCAGAATTTTTTAGAATTTTTAGATGAAGATAGGCGAGTGCTGACGTTGATGCATTTGTTTGGGATAGGGGTCACTAAATCCCCCTATCCTACAAACCATGCGTCAGCGGTAATGGAACATACCTATATATAAGCCCTTTATTCCACTTTTTTTCCACGGAAGGAAGATAGGGAAATTTAACCTATATTCCATGTTCCTTAAATTTATTGCGGAATTAGTCATTTTCCCTTTGTTCCACTTCGTTTTTTTTAGATGAAATTACACCATGATTATTGATATAATCTTCTTCAAATTCTTTTACACGTTTTCTTATGGTTCGATCAGTAACTTCTAAATATTCTGCTAGGACTGATACCAAACAAGTACCGTCATCATTCTTATTTATTTCAAATGCGGTATCGAATTCTTCCTTTCTTGATTCTGGAGTCTGATTCCGTTTACCACTTTTTTCTAGGTTTGCCTTTGGATCTCCATCTGCATAATTCTTAGCTAAGACACCAGTTTCATCGATTCTATGTATCGGATACTCAAACCAAAAGTTCACAGGCTTGAAGTTCTGAAATTCACGTAAACTACTCTCCAAACGCCATGCAGTTGAAGTCATTACATCAGCGTTTTGTGCCATGAATTCTTCTGTCGTTTCAAGTTGAATCATATCGAGCTGCGCATCTGGATCTCGTGCAAAAACACCCGAACCTGAAGCCCTATCCATTGCTCTTTTGAATCCTTGTGAGCCTTTTGAATGATGATGACTATATATTGCTGTACATCCTGTTTCATTGCATATCTTGTCAAACTGGTTACTAAACTTACCCATTTCTGAAGCATTGTTTTCATCTCCAGTAATTACCTTATAAATTGGATCAATAATAATGGCATCGAAGTCTTGATTTGCTACTTTTCTGATCAGTTTCGGAACTAGCTTATCAAGTGGCATTGCACGACCTCTAAGGTTCCAGATAACAACATCATGACTGTACTTTGGTTTTATCTTCATAGCCTTATATATTACTGCGAATCGATTAATTGCACTTGGTTCATCAATTTCCAAATTCACATACAATACCTTTGATTTTTTACATTGAAATCCAAGCCATTTGATTCCTTCAGCAAGAGCGATTGCGAGTTCCATCAATAAAAAACTCTTCCCTGCTTTAGATGAACCAGATATAAGCATTTTATGTCCAACACGTACGACTCCTTCTATAAGTTCATCAGGTAACTTAGGTTGATTTGCAAGTGCTTCATCTAAGTATCTTAGACTAGGCATTTCATCATT